TTCTTTTATGTCAATAACCCTTGCTTCTTTGGCTGGGTTATTTGAGTTTTTGTTGTCTAGTTCCCACACAGCTTTTGCAAGCTCATCGGCGATCTCGGCAACAGCACCGGCAGAAGGGTTGCCAGCAGCGTTTAGTATAGCGGCTTTGATTTCATCTCTAGTGGCCATGGTTAGATTCCTTTCAGTAGAAGGTCAAACTGCTTCTTTTTGATGTCCAGCAACTCAAGGCCGTTGTCAATTACAACTTCCTCGGACTCTGGCTTGGCCTTTAGCTTGCTAACAACATCGGTGATTAGGCTTGCCTGAGTGTCATCAAGCTCATCGCCAGACTCTAGCCGTAGCAGTGCATCAGCAAGCTTGTCTGGGTCAATGGCCTGGTCGGTAGATCTAACAGTTGCGGTGGTTGCCGGATAAGCAGCAAACGACACAATACTTGCCTCGAATAATCTGACTGATTCCAAGGTTCTTATTTTCCCATCTGCTGACCATGAATCCTTGATGACATTGAAGCCAAAGCTCATGCTGTCAATAACCTTAGTCCTCAAAAGCTCGGCAACATCTCTGCCTCGGGTTGTGTTCGGAAGTTGTGCTGTGACCTTTAGGCCTCGCTCATCCTCAACAAGTTGCATAGTTCCACCTCGAAGGGATGCTAGTGGCTCACCGGCGTCATGGTTCCAAAGTAGCTTTACCTCGTTGCGAGATTGCAGGGAACGCCTAAAGGCACCAGGGGCAACATACTCGATGAAGCCACCAAGGTCCTCGGATGGGCTATTGAATACTGAGGCATAGCCGGTGAAGCTCATACCATCGCCCTCAGCCCTGACCTCGAAGCTAGTCGTGTTGACTCTTACCTCTGGCTGTTTAGTCTGTGGGCCGTCAATCTTTAGGGCAATCGCTCTCGCAACATCTAGCCACTTGTTTTTATTAGTCATCCTTGTAGTTTCCTCTGCTCTGATTCTAGCAACCACTGAATCAGCGTAGTCTTTGGTCCTCTGTGCAGCTCTCTTAGAAGGACCCGATCCCCAAAGCAAGTGTGCAACAACACCTGCGGATGGGTAGTTGTCTGAGCTAGGGTCTGCATCAGGGGCATCGAGGTCAACTAGGTGTCTAGCAATCCAAGCTGCAATTCGAATCCACTTGTCATCGCTTACCTCGCCGTTAGCCATAAGCCTTGCCTCGCGAATCGTGCCATCGGTCACACCATCACCGGCAAGACCTTCCTCGTAATACTCAAGTCCACGCCGAGCTGCTGCCCTCATGTAGGCAGGGGCTTCCTGGTTGATTGCTCTTATCTCACCCATGTAATCATCATCGGGGTCATCATCGCTGTCATCAGGTTCCCAAGCGTTGCAGTAGTAGCCACCATCAACAAAGTCATCCCACTTCTCACACCAAGCTTTAGTGCCATCCTCGTTCTGGCGTTCCTCGTTGAAGAAGAAGCAGTTGCCACAGGCTCGACCTTCTGGCACATCCTCGGCTAGTGCAGGTCGGTAGTTATCTGGCAGCTCTCTTGTTGTTGCTCTTAGTTCTGGAATCTTGTTTAGAGTAGAGAACTTGTGACCGACCAGAGTATCGGTGGCGTTCCAACCATCTTCGCCTTCGCGGTAGATCCTAATCAGGGCAGCAGGGTCATCTGGGGTTCCGGTAATTGTAAAGCTCGAGTCAGGCACATTTATCTCGCCATCCCTAACAATCCTTGTTATGCGACCTTGTGCAACATTCTCACCTGAGCCCCAGCGAACAAAGTCCCCAACACTAAGCTCATCTGGCTCGGCTCTCAGCTCGCCACCTGGCTCTATCTCCTCAGCAATCGAGAGTGCGACCATCTGATCTATGGCATCCTGTTTCGTTGGCTGGCAAGTAATGACAACGCCATCTTCTTTGACAACAGCCCAATCAGGGCAGTCGGTATCTTGGCTAATAAAGTAGGGCATCAGTTGTCCTGAGATAGAACATGGAGGGACTTGGTGCCTGAGTCGGTGATTGCCCAAAGCTCACTGCCAGCCCAAAGGATTAGCTGATAGGTATCTGAGTTGTCGAGGTGAGCACCGGTGCTTGTAGTCACAGCGGAGCTACCGCCAAACCAAATAAAGTTGTTGGATGACTTTTCAGCGTTATGCAGTAGCACATGAGTTGGGTTATTCCTTGGGCTAAAAATCTGGACTGCCGCTGTTCCGACTGTGACTTGTTTAGTATTTAGGCCCACTATTCGACTCCGTAAACACTCTCAGGGTCGGCAGGGTTGATCTGTGCGACACCTTGTAGTTGGACTGTTGGAACTCCTGTGTGTTCGATGGCTGGCAAGCCCATGACAGATAGAACATCGGCAGGGTCGAAGCCTGAGTTCACTAGCTTCTGAGCCATTGTGACTCGCTTGTCGGTGGCTACTAGCTCGGCTGCGTCAATGTTCACATTGGCTAGTGGTACTCGGATAATCTCTCCACCTGCAACCGGTGGTAGATCCTCAAGTCTGCGGATGTCGTTGATGGTTAGGTATCCAGCTTGCAGTCCTGTTGAGTAAGCCGAGAAGCGTGTTGCAGCATCTCCGCGAAGTAGGCCATCGAGTGTGAACTTGATAAACGCTGTGGCTCCACCTGGTTCGCTTGCCATCAAAGGTGTGAACGCTGACTCTAGCTTTTGAACGATTGGGCGAAGTGTGTGAGTCACAAAGGCGATGTTGTTCTGCTCAACGCTTGAGTAGGTGTTGGTGCCTGGCAGACCTAGCAGATGCGGTGGGATGTTGAACGCTCTCGCGACATCCTCAACAGCCATTCTGCGTGAGTCAATAAACTGTGCCTTGTCGTTTTCAACTGTGGTCTGGACAAACTTAGCTCCACCGGATAGCACTCCGGTCTTGTGAGCTTTTCTAAATCCTTTGTGTCTTGCATCGAAGCCATCAACAAGGTTCTTTGCTTGGTCTGGGGTTAGGTTGCCAGGGAACTCGATGATGCCGTTAGTGCTTGCACCTTGACCAAAGAATCTAGCAGCGTAGGACTCTAGGGCAATAGCAAGTCCGAAGTTGTCCTTGAGTGCGTGGACTCGCGAGATGCCTCTAATCTCACCTGGGCGAACTACATCTGGGATGTGGATTACTTCATTCTTGTTGAGTGGCTTTGACTCGCCTTCGTAGGTAAAGATAACCGAGCCAACTTTGTCTTTGCGAATCTCTACCTTGGAAGGGTTTAGAACTGTCATGTTCACAACGCGACCCGACTGATCTCTAAAGCATCTGACAAAGCCGTTGCCATCAAGCAACATAGAAACAATTAGTGAGCCATAAAAGGCTTCCTTGGTAGTGTCAATGTCTGGTTGCTGTACCCAAGCTGGGCGAGGTCTAAAGGCAAAGCGAGCACCATCTCTGCGGATGTAGGAGTCAACTGGCAGGGTCGAGATTGTGTCGGAGATAAGACTGACAGCCGAGAAGATTGCGTTGACCTTGAACACTGAGTCGCTGTTTACAATGGTACCCGACTGGTTCATTACATCGAGGTCATTGCCTGAGCCCCATACAGTCTGGAAGCTGATGCCACGCTGCTCGAATAGATTGTTTAGCACTTAGTTATTTCCTTTCGGCAGCAAGGCCAAACAAGACCAGGAATAAGCCACCAATGATGAGTCCGGCTGGGAGAAAGATTAGGGTCACGCCAGCAGTCACTGATACTGCACCGGCTATTTGTAGTGAGGTTCCCATGACCGCCTTAGATAAAGAATTGTGGGACAAGTTGTTCGTCCTCTACTCTACCAACTGTTGCCCTATCAAAGGCGATGATGGCAGCCACAGCAGCGTCAATCTTTCGAGGTGAGCCTCTGTGTTCTTTTACAATTCTTGGTCCCAAGCGGTCAATCTTGACAACCGAGTTGCTTAGGTGTCGCTCAAGTAGTGGGTTGCCATCGTGATTCATGGTCTGTTCGGTGACCGAGGTGTAGAACTTTTGGCAGGCACTCACCATCCGACTTGGGCTAGTGCTTGGGAACTCTATAACTGGCAAGCCCATCTCAAGCATGGCATCCATAGATCTCTGCCAGCGATAGGGGTCACAGGCTATCTCTCGGACAGTGTGAGTCGAGCAGAATTGGATAATCTTGTCCTCGACCTCTTGGGTGTTTACACGCCAGTCATCGGTGTCCTCTGGTTGCTTCTCCCAGGTGTGAATCATAAATAGGTAAGGTTTCTCGTTCTCTTTTGGTATCGTGCAACCTACCAAAGCTGTGCAGTCACCATTGAACGAGCCGTCAAAGCCGATGATGATTTCCTCATCAGGTAGCAACTCACGCTCCTCAGATAAGGGTTGCCAAGTGCCGTTAGGTAGCCAAGCGTTCATCGAGCTGACCCATTGGTTGAGGCGTTTGGTTCTAAACTCTGGTTCGGGTGTTCGCCTTACAGCACTCTCAAAGTCATCGGCTGATACCAGGTCATCAAAGCCAGGGTTGGCAGTTCGC